GCATCAAGTGCGTGGAGATCGAGGAGGCTTGAGCCGTGAACATTGAAATTAAATATCAGGCCGAGGATGGCGAGATTCGGTATTACCACTTTGAGTCGTGGGAACTGGCTGAAGACGATGCCTTTCGGGAAGCGATGCAGGAGTTCCGCAGCACTCGCACAGGAAAGAACAAAATCCTCTCCATCCGGGATGCATCGATTGGTGCAGGCCGCAACTGGAAAGAATAACCCGCCTGATGATGGCCGCTGGTATCGGCCGAAACCATTTTCGTGGCATCACGAAGATGGTCGCGGGAACCAACACCGCAAACCAAGGAAAGGAAGATTCACATGAAGTATGAGATCTACCAGCTGAAAGAGGACACCATGGAGCAGGTAAAACTGCGGTTCATGGCGTCCGATCAGGCCGCAGCGCTGGGCGGAATCCATCGGGAGAACTACCGTCTGGTGTACGAGGGTAATGTGGAAACCCGAAAGGACGCACAGCAGACGCTTGATGGCCTGTTCCGCAGATTCAACATAGACAGGCCCGAAGGCTTCGAGGGCCACAGCTTGAGCGTGTCGGACATCATTTACCTCGCCGATGGGGAATCCTCCGGCTGGTGGTTCTGCGATGCTTACGGTTGGAAGCTGCTGAGCGGGGAAGAATGGGGGCAGACCTGATGCGCCACTACACAAAAGCGGAGTGGCGCAAGATCCCGGAGGCCTACAAGGGCCGCTGGGAGCCGACGCCGCTCAACCTTGAGCGGGTGAAGAGCGGTGAGCTTCCGGCAGAGTACATCGGCAAACGGAACACCATCGTCAATGACGAGCATCACGGCACGGTGCTTATCACCGAGGGCGCGCACTTCGTAATCGACGAATGAGCACAATCGCTCAAAGAAGCAATTTGAGCCGTGCTTTGCATCAAACGGCAAATTTCCTTGCAGAAGCTCCGAAAATGCAAAATAGAGCCATCTGAGCGGCGCTGAGGGCTATTTCCGCTGACTCAGAATGAACTGAAGATAATCTGTAACCTTTTGGCGTTCATCATCTGTCAGATTCATCCGTTTCACGGCGGGGTCAACAGTGCGCCCCATGAGGAAGTCCATAGAGCAGTCAAGATAGTCGGCAATACGCGCCAGACTGTCGGCGGAGATTTTTTTACCAAGTCGAAGATTGGAAAGCGTCCCCTTGCTCAAGTCGAGTTCGGCGAACATATCTTTCAGCTGGACATTGCGCGCCTTTGCCTGAATTTTGATGTTTTCTGCAAGGGTTATAGAATCATACAAATTTTGGGTCGGCATTTTGTGTATCCTCACAAAATCTATCCACAGGCGTATTTCGTCTTGAAATACGCCTAAAGAAAGATTATAATACACTTGTACAAAACAAATGTCAGATTAAAAGGGTCAGCGCTTTCCATTCAGCGCGTTCCCCGAAGCCCCTCTGCAAAGGGGCTTCAACGTACCACGCAGTACAAACCATGCAAGTTGATTCCTCCTAATGACAGGCATCGCTGCAAAGCGCAGCGCCGATACTGCAAATCGGCGGTGCGCAGGTAAAGCGATTACTCCCCAAGAGCTTCTGCTTAACAGCTTAAAGACGGGGGAACGCGTTGAATGGTGGGTACTGGCCCTTTTAGTCTATCAAAAATCAAACAAGTGTTCAATACATTTGTTAGATAAATCTTTGTCGGGAAGGAGAAAAAACATGAAGAAAGTTCCGCTGCCAGAGTGGTGCGTGTCAGTCAAAAAAGCGATGGTTGAGCGCGACGATATGAGCGTCACCGAGCTGGCAAAAGAAATCGGGTACTCCCGCGCACACGTCAGCCAGGTCATCAATGGTACGATGGTGCCGTCTGCGAACATCAAGTCCGCGATTGAATCCTGCCTGAACCTGCGGGCGTGATTTCTTACATCATAAGTTTACCAGAAAGGAGAGTTGTGCGAAATGGCGGTTGATTGCCAGAATATCTACAAAAACGCGCGGAAATCTGCCGGAATGACGCAGGAAAAAGCCGCACAGCTTTTGAACGTGTCAGTTGATTCTCTGCGGGATTATGAGCAGAGCCAGCGCCCGGTACCCAGCGACGTGGCAAGCGCCATGTGCGATGTGTACCAAGCCCCGTATCTTGCAGTTCAGCATCTGCGCCGGTCCTCAGAGCTGGGCAAGCGGGTGGTTCCGGAGATTCAGTTAAAGGACTTGCCGGAAGCTGTTCTCAGCGTTCTGGCGGCGGTTCAGAGGTTTATCGTAAAGCGCGATGCGATGATAGAGATCGTCGCAGATGGAAAAATCGAAGAGGACGAACAGGCTGAATGGAATGAGATCATGGATCGAATGAACAACCTGTTCGTGGCGATGGCCAATATGCGTTTTTCGAAAGGAGGGCGTCGGACGTGAAAGAATCGTACTTTATCGGCGTGAGCGAAGTGCAGGAAATTGTCGGATGCAGCAAATCCAGAGCCTATCAGTTTATCCAGCAGATGAACAAAGAGCTGGAAGCAAAGGGTTTACTTACGTTTCCGGGCAGAGTGCCCCGGCGGTATGTGTTCGAGCGGTTCGGCATTACGGAGGTTCAGGATGATGCGAAAGGCAATAATCCCGCTGGTGGCAACAGCGGCGGCGCAACTACTGGTAATCGAAAGCATCGCCGCGGCGTTCGCTTTCCAACCGAAAGAAACGCAGCTCTCGATAGCGATGATTCCTGTGCAAGCTGACATCGAGCAGGGCGAGTGCATCCGGCGAGACCCGGCTCCCTATGAGCCGATTACATACCATGTGCCGCTGGATGCGGATTTACAGCAGTATACAGCCGAGATGTGCGACTTGTACGAAGTTCCGCTGGAGCTGGCCTACGCCGTCATGCAGGTCGAGAGCGGCTATACGGTGAGCGCTACCAGCTCAACCGGGGATTATGGTCTGATGCAGATCAACAGCATCAATGCCGGATGGCTCAAAGATGAGCTGGGAGTCACGGATCTGCTGGATGCCTGCCAGAACATCAAGGCTGGGTGCTATATGCTCGGAAGCTATCTTGCCCTGTACGATGGAGACATCAACCGAACTATGATGGCGTACAACCTTGGGAAGAGCGGGGCAGAAAAGGCTTGGAATGCAGGAACCCGCAGCACGGCCTACACCGACAAGGTGTGGAGCGCAATGGTTGGCCTTTTGGAGGAAGAAAGGGATGTTTCGTAAGGTGATGCAAATGATTCAGGATTACGCGGAGAAGAAGCTGCTGGATGAAGTCTTTGCTACATACCTCGATGTGCAGGATGCCGCAGCTGAGATGGCGCAGGTGCTCCCGTGTCCCCGGTGCGGGAAGCTGACCATGAAGATGCGCTTGCACAGCAATGCTCTTTCCCGTCGGGTTCCGGGCATCATGATTTGTGACCAGTGCGGAACCGAAGAAGCGCTGGATGCAATGGCGGGGAAGCCAAAGGATGCCCATGAATGGGCGCTGGTCAAAACCTACATGAAAGGAGCAAACCTCAAATGAAGCGCAGGGAAAAGAAGCTGAGCGTGATGGATTGGGTACTCGTAGGACTGCTGGACACGCTGGCCGGGGTCGTAGCCGGAGGGCTGATGGCAATATGGCAGTTGCCGAGCGCCTACCGCTGGCGTGGCTACTGGGCAATCGGCGGCGAATGGCTGCTTGTCATTATTGCAATCATCATGGCGGTGCGGCTGACGCACGCATTCCAGATGTTCATGATTTTCGGAGGAAAGAAGCATGGTAAGATGCGCTCGGTGTCACAGGGTCATTACAGATCCGGCGGCAATCGAAGCGGGGTACGGCGCAAAGTGTTACGCCAAGGAGTTCGGCAAGAAGCTGAAATCGCCCGCAAGACCTCGCAAGGGAAAGACCGCTACACAGCCTAAGAGCACCGCTGAGCGCCAAATCATCGGCCAACTCACGGTATATGACATACTCGCCGCACACGAAAAAAGCGCTGACCAGAACGGCCAGCGCGCTACAAATGGATAGAGACCCGCACATTCCGTTGGCGCTTGATGCAGGAACATCAAGCCGGAAAATACAGGTCTCCACCACACACAACCATATTGTAGCATATTCGGTTGAATTTTTCAACAGGTACGAAGCGGCGAGAAAGGACTATCCTTTCTGCCGTTTTTCTATGCAAAAATTAGGAGGTACAACATGGAAAAAGAACTTACTGCCGCCGTAACCACGCAGGAGCCGATGTTAGCCGACAGGCTGATTGTGGTGCAGCAGCTTCCCGTCATCAAGGAACAGCTGCACAGCATCAAGGCTCAGGCACAGGCGTCTGTGGCGGAAGCGCTGGCGCTGGTTTGCACGGAAGAAACGCTCAAGGTCGTCAAGGAGCAGCGGGCGAAGCTGAATCGCGACCGCAAAGATCTGGATGCCCGGCGCATGGTTGTGAAAAATCAAATCATGCAGCCGTTTGAGGATTTCGACAAGGTTTACAAGGAGTGCGTCACCGATGTCTATGGCCCTGCGGATGAAGCGCTGAAAGGCAAAATCGCGGATGTGGAAGCCGGCTTGAAAGCTGACAAGGAGAAGAAAGTGGTTGCTTACTTCGACGAGCTGGTCAAGGCAAACGGGGTCGAGTGGGTCAGCTATGAGGACATCGGTATTGCTGTTACCATGACGGCGAGCCTGAAATCCTTGAAGAACAAGGTCAAGGAATACGTTGACCGCGTGGTGGCTGATGTGAACTGCATCAATGGCATGGAGAATGCCCCGGAAGTTATGGCCGAGTACAAGCAGTGCCGCAATCTGGCCGTTGCGATTAACAGCGTGAGCCAGCGCAAAGACCGTGTGGCCCGCGAGGAAGCTGAACGGAAACAACGCCTTGAAGCCCAGCTTCGCGCGCAGGAAGCAGAGTCGGCGGTGCTGGATGCGGTGGAAGAAGAACTGGCAGCGCCGCGGGTCATGGGTACCGAGCCTCCGGTTATGGATGAGCAGGAGGCCGAAGAAACCCAGCAGGAGAGCAAAGAACAGATCATGACGGCCAAATTTGCTTTCATGGGCCGCACGTTCCAGTGCCACGGTACATTGACCCAGCTCCGGGAGCTGAAGTCTTTCGTAAATGAAAAAATCGACGAAATCCAGAAGCATATGGATTCCGTCGGCATCGAGAATGAGGAGGTAAGCGACAATGGCTAAAGCAGTACAGCCGCAGAAGATTCGTTTTTCTCAGGCAATCCAGACTCCGCTTTACAAGAATCTGGTGAACAACACGCTGGGGGACCCGGTTCGTGCAGGGCGCTTTATTGCAAATATCACCTCTGCGGTGGCGGTCAATGCCGAGTTGCAGAAGTGCGACCCCGGCACAATTCTTGCGGGTGCACTTCTGGGCGAAAGCCTGCTCTTACAGCCCTCTCCGCAGTTGGGACAGTTCTACTTGGTGCCGTTCAAATCCAAGGCCAAGTATGACCGTGAGGGGCAGATGATTGAACCGGAGAAGTTCAAGGCTCAGTTTGTGCTGGGCTATAAGGGCTATATCCAGCTTGCCCTGCGCACGGGTCAGTATAAGCGGCTGAACGTCCTTGAAGTAAAGAACGGGGAGCTGAGTGGCTGGGATCCTTTTGAAGAGCGTTTCCATGAAATGCACTTTATCGAGGATTTTGAAAAGCGCATGAGTATGCCGACGATTGGCTACATTGTCCATTTTGAGTATATCAATGGTTTCCAGAAAACGCTGTACTGGACGGCAGACCAGATGATGTCTCATGCGGACAAATATTCCCCGGCATTCAGCGCCGCCGCATATAAGAAGCTGCTGAATGGTGAGATTCCGCAGGATGAGTTGTGGAAGTATTCGAGCTTCTGGTACAAAGACTTCGACGGGATGGCCAAAAAGACCATGCTGCGCCAGTTGATTTCCAAGTGGGGCATTATGACGGCAGAAATGACGATGGCCTATGAAAGAGACGGCCATGTGATGATGCCGGACACCGCGAGCGGAGACCTGTTGCTGGAAGTGACCGATACCCCGGAACTCGGCCAGCAGGATGAGCAGGAACAGCCCAAAATCGAGCGGACGGCCAAAACTATGGACTTGCCGGAGCCGGAAGCAGATGAAGTGAAAGCGGCTGTTGACTTGGCGACACTCTGATGGTCAAGTACAACATTATCAGCACTGGAAGCGACGGCAATGCCACGATTTTGGAAGAATTTGTTCTGATAGACTGCGGCGTTCCATATAAGGCACTGGAGCCGTATGTGCCGAAGCTGAAGTTGGTTCTACTCACCCACATCCACAGTGACCACTTCCAAAAGCGCACCATCAAGCGGCTTGCTGAAGAACGGCCAACACTGCGTTTTGGATGCTGTCGTTGGCTGACACCGCCGCTTTTAGCCGCAGGAGTGCCGGAACGTCAGATTGATGTGCTGGAACCCCGGACCATGTATGGATACGGCCTATGCAATGTGATTCCGTTCATGCTGGTGCATAACGTGCCGAACTGCGGGTACAAGGTGCATTTTCCATCTGGCAAGGCGATTTATGCCACTGACACCAACAACCTGAACGGGGTGCAGGCACTCGGATATGACCTCTATTTGATAGAAGCCAATTACAGAGACGAGGACATTCAGGCCAAAATCGCAGAGAAAAAGGCTGCTGGACAGTATGCCTATGAGATGCAGGTGCTCAAGAATCACCTATCGGAAGCAAAGTGCAATGATTTCTTGGTGAGAAATATGCAGACGAACAGCGTGTATATTCCCATGCACGTTCATATTGACAAGGAGAAAACGGATGGTCGTAACGGCGAAAATTGAAAAGCTGGAAGATGGAAAGCTCGTCCTGAAGCCCGATACGGACATCAGCCGCTTTGTGGAGCAGAAGCGCCCCCGGCGGGTGGAAGTCCGGTTGGATGATGGGCGCACGATTTCTGCTGACCAGCGCCGAAAGATTTTTGCCATCATCCGTGACATTTCTTTGTGGTCCGGCCACGAGCCGGAAGAGCTTCGGCAGTATTTGGAATGGGATTTCTGCTCCCGCGCTATGCGGGAGTGGTTCTCCCTCTCAGACTGCGACATGACGACAGCACGAGAATTCATTACTTACCTGATTTCGTTTTGCTTCCACTGGGGCGTTCCGACCAAGGATAGTTTGCTGACGCAGACGGACGACATTGGAAAATACCTGTACCTGTGCCTTGAAAACCGTCGCTGTGCAATTTGCAACCGTCCGGCGGAGGTACATCATGTTGACCGTATTGGCATGGGCATGGACAGAGAAAAGGTCGTCCATGTCGGCTTGAATGCAATCGCGCTTTGCCGAGCGCACCACGAGGAAGCACACCGCCGGGAGAATGCGCTGTTTGCTGATTACCATATCTATGGAATCAAGCTGGACAAGCACCTGTGTAAAGTGCTTTCCCTTAATCAAAAGCCGAAAGGGGAGGTGAAGCGTGGCGAATGACTACATAAAGCTATGGGTGAAAGATTACAGAGCACTGCTGGAGCCGTTTAGTGAAGCGGAGCGAGGGCGCATTTTGTGGGCGATGATGGACTACAAGGAATCGGGATCTGAGCCGAGCTTTTTAGGAAATGAACGCTTCGTCTGGGCGGCTATCAAGGCAAAAATTGATGCTTCTAATGAAGCCTACGAGCGACAGGCGGCGGCAAATCGCGCCAATGGCGCAAGGGGCGGAAGACCAAGAAAAAATAAAGAAAATCAGGAAAACCCAAAAAACCGAATGGGTTTTGAAACGCCCGAAGAATTGGATGATTCTGATGAACAGCAGGAGACATCAACCGGACCGCCTGACGGAAAACCGGAGTCCTACTGGGTATGGGCTGGGTGCGATAAGATGCTCACGCCTTATATGGCCTCGGAATTCCGGGAGCTGCGGGAAGCTGGCGTAGAGGACGCCCTAGTGGTGGCCGCGCTGAAAGAAGCGATGCGCCATCAGGCAAAGTACCCTTGGGTCTATGCCAAGCGTTTGCTCGACCAAGCGGCAGCACAAAAAATCACAACGCTGGAAGCATGGGAAAAAGTACATATCACATACAAAGAAAACCGGGTTGACCGGGAAACGCCGAGTGGAAATAGCTTCCTTGGCCTTGATAACAGCTTGGATCGCCTAAAAAGGAGACCTCTTAGAAAGCGGGCGGAGGAAGTTCCACCAGACTAAGGAGGTTTTCTAATGGGAAGCGATGTTCGCCATGTCCGCGGCGAGGCCCAGAAAGAGCTTGTAAAGAAGTTTGAAGTATTTACAAGCAAGGGGCGGTCAAGGTGGCAGGTTTGGAGCGACTGGATTACGATAAGCGCCATTGCCGTGTCCAACGCGACAGACAAGAGCCACTTCGACGAGCGAGAGCAGCAGTACATGACTATCGTGAAAAAGTACACGAAGCAGGAAGTGGACACATTCGCGGATATGTTTTCGATTCTGGTTATGGCGTTGGAGGACAACTCGGAACAGGATTTCCTTGGCGAGCTGTATATGTGCTTGGGGCTTGGAAGTGACCACGCGGGCCAGTTCTTCACGCCTTACCACCTTTGCGAGTTTATGTCTGTGGTGACGACCTCGGCAGAAGAATTTCAGCAGAAAATCGGAGACAGGGGATGGGTCGCGGTCTGTGACCCGACCTGCGGCGCGGGGGCCTTGCTAGTGGCGTTTGCAAACGAATGCAGGAAAAAAGGCATCAATTATCAGACGGATGTGCTGTTTGTGGCGCAGGACATTGACTACATCGTGGGAATGATGTGCTATCTGCAAATGAGTCTGCTTGGAATGCCGGGGTATGTCGTTATCGGTGATACGCTTGCAAGCCCGTCTGTGTCTTATGACAAAAGGGGGCTGCTTCCAGTTGACAAAGGGAACGTCTGGTATACGCCGCTGCTCAGGATCCCGGTTTGGCAGTATCGAATCTCTATGGCGCAGATGAAGCTGGTCGCTCAGCCGATAAAGAAAGAGCATACTGCGGATGCGCCAAAATCCGAACCACAGAAAGCCCTTGAAGCCACAAAAAAGAGTAAGCAACCAAAAGATACGGAAAAGCCCAAAGCCGCTAAAATGCCGCCCAAAGAGCCGGAGCAGGAACCGATGTTCTCTGAGGGCAAGGGTGGGCAGTTGAGCTTTTTCTGATAGGAGGACAATATGGATTCCACCACACACACCACAACCACAGTAGAGTTTGTCGATTGGCGGGCCAAGGCAAAAGAGAAGCTGGAAGCAGAGGACAAGCTGTTCAAAGGCGGGCGCGCCGCCGCGAGCGTTCAGAGCTATGTGCTGCGGGCACTGCTGAACTTTGCAGATCAGGAGCCGCGCTTCGCTGAGGTCGTTTGCAACACGGAGCGCACATTCTCGGAATGCTGCGCGGCAGTCGTACACAATGCGGGAGAGGTTCTGTCTGACCTTGAAGCGTACCGCAAGGCCGTGCAGTTCTATTTTCCCAATGCTGAAATCTCGTTTTCGATGAACATCAATCTTACCGGGACGCCGCCGACGGAAGAAGAGATGCGGGCGCCGGCAACCATCAAACCGGAGGACGCCGCCCCGAATATTCCGAAACCGCAGGAGCCGAAAAAGGGAAAAACCGACCAGAAGAAGCAGAAACCGGAGAAAAAGCCTGCAAAGAAGAAAGAAAAGCAGAGCGAGGATTCGATGCAGCTTTCCTTGGAGGGATGGTTCTGATGATTTTGGGATTCAAGGGATTCAAGCCGGGGCTGGTTGCAACGCTTGGAAACGGAACATTCCGGTATGTTCCGAACGAGCTGAATGAGACGGAAAAGGCCATGTGCGCCAGCACAGGATTCCATTATTGCTTAGACCCGTGGGATTGCCTGAACTGGTACACATGGAACGGAAAGAATGAGTTTTGGGCAGTTGCGGCCGGGGGCGATGTTGACGAGGATGGCTACGGAAGCCGGAGCAGCTGTACGAAGCTGGTTCCCCTCCGCAAGCTAACAGCAGAAGAATTTTTGCTGATGCACGCCAACTATGTGTTTGAGCATCCTGCGGAGAAGTTTGAGGACAGCTATAAAGGGCCATTTCATGTCGCATATGGCCGGGGTAAAAAACTGGCCGGAGAACTGGGAGAATGGCTCTGCTTCATCATTCGAGATCAGCAGGAGTCTATCTGCATTGCACAGCCGATTGACGGCGTGAAGATTTTGCCGGGGAAAAACTACACGGCAGAGAGTTTGGAGGCGGCACACAATGAAAAAGGCTGAAGAATTGAAACTTTATGCACCGGAGCCGAAACGGCCAGAGCTGGATGCGGCGCTGTGTATGTCAGTTGCCGAGGGGCAGGGCATGGGCCGCTACATCAAGGGAAAGGTGCTGACGGTGGCCGTCTGGGACAAAAAGGAAAAGCCGCTGGTCGTGTGGCGCTTTTTCGGGGATTACTGGACGGGGGAGCTTCGCGGGAACGAGAACCCGACCAAAGGTGAGCTTTCGCCGCGTCAAATTGAGGTCAAGCCCTGCCAGTGTTTGACGTGGAGGACCGAAGTGCCGGCAACAAAGGGAGAATCGGAACTCCTGCAAAACTATTTTGATGACTGCAGACCGGGATATCTGATTGGCATTGTAGAAGATGCACTGTCGGCTCATGCCAGGAAGAAGCGCGAAGAGCGCAACGCACGACAGGCGGCTGAGACCAAGAAGCTCTTTGAGAATCTGCCGGAGCCGCCGGAAGATCTCAGTAAACAAGTTTTGAAAGTGTGCAGTGATGCGGGCTTTCTCTGGGTCACCAATGATAAACAGAACGTAATCGAACCCGGCGGCGTTGAGAAGAAAATCTCGATTCAGCGGGCAAGGTGCGATAGCTGCGGTGGTGAATATACGCTGTCGGAACTGCTCAAACACAAGAGCACAGCGACGTGCGAGTGCTGCGGGGAGAAAATGCAGGTTCGCAATACCCGCTATTCGGTCAAAAGGTTATGGGCCGCAAGGACATTCCTTTGGAGCAAGCCGCAGGGGGATGGAGTCTGGATTCGCCGCTATCTGGTGTATTTCGATTTCAAAAATCATCGGGCAGAACCGGAATTTCACGGCCGTGGAATCTGGTGGACGGACGGAAAGACCATCAAGCAGTGGAAACGCGACTGGGGCGAAAAAGCTCAGTATATCATGTGCCAGCGCCCGAAGCTGTCCGCGATGCTGCTTGCCCCCTCTGGCCCGTATCAGCCGTACACGCTGGCATCCCACACTGACCAATTTGAGAGTGATGTTCGGAAAGTGCTGAAATCTGAATGGATGTACCAGTACGATAATCACCTCAATTTTCCGTGGGAAGTTCGGCAGTGGGAAATTGTGAATCGGTATCCGATGGCCGAAAGCCTTGTCAAAACGGGCTGGGCTGACGCTCTGTGCTCTCAGGTGTACGACGAATATGAGCACAGCACCCGCATCAATCTTCGCGCAGAAACCTATTACGGCGTGTTTGGCTTGAACCGTCAGGAACTGGCCGCAGTCTCGCAGAGCAAAAAGTCGTTCCGCGAGGTGGATAATGCGCTGGAATGGAAAGAAGCCGGCCTTGCAATCAATGGCAAGAACATGGCAATGACGGCTAACATCCGAAAACTCTCAGGAATGGCCAAGACATTGCAGGAAAGCGGAATGACGCGGAGCCTGAAATATCTCCGTCAGCAGACAAGGCGAGCCACCGGAAGCTACAACGGCCAGATTGCTCTTCAAGTTGCATCGGACTGGCTGGACTATCTCGATATGGCCGGACAGATGAAGATGAACTTGAATCTTGAAAAGGTTCGTTTCCCGCTGGATCTCAAGCGCCGCCATGATGATTTGGTTCTGGAGCGCAATAAGCGGCGTCGAAAGGATGCGTTGAGAGGCGCTGCAAGCAGCATCAAAAAGGACGCCAAGGAGCTGGAGAATCAGTTCCATATCGAGAACATCTACAAGAAAGTCCGCAAAATCTATGAGTACGATGGAGCGGAATACATCATTCGGGTGCCGGATGGAGCAAAGGCAATTTTGGAGGAGAGTAGATTTCTTGACCACTGCATCCAGCGCGGGACCAGATACTTTGAGCGCATTGCCAAACGTGAGAGCTACATCTTCTTCATGCGGCGCAAAGCCGACCCGAATACCCCGTGGTACACCTTGGAGGTGGAACCGGGCGGCACTGTCCGCCAAAAGCGCAGCTATAACAACGACCAGTACGCCGATTTGGAGGGTGCGAAACCGTTTATTGCGGAATGGCAACAGGTTGTGCAGAGCCGCATGACAGCGGCGGAAATTGATTTTGCACGGCAGTCTAAGGAAATCCGCGCACAGGAGTTTGCAGAGCTGAAGGAGAACGGAAACATTATCCGCACGGGAGCAAATGCTGGAAAGCTGCTCGTTGATGAACTGATGCACGACTTGATGGAGGTGGAAAAACGTGTCGGCTAAAATTGAACTTTCTCTCGCGCCCGCCAAAGCAAAAGGCCTTTCGGAAGATGAGCGTCTGGATTTGGGGCGCCTGCTCCTGAAAGCAGGATACCGAGTTGATATTGTACGCCGTCGTCCGAATACCAATCCGGGCACCAATTACGATTATTTCATGGTTTTGGACAAAGGAGAGAACAATGCCTGATACTCGGAAGAACCACAATCCCAGCGGTGCGCCGGACCCTACACGAGTCCGGGCAGAGAGCAACATCCAGAGGGAAGAAGCTCGTGTGAGCGAGCTTGTCCACGTCCTGCGTTATGTGGCAGGTGCCGCCGGGTTTGAAATTGTGGAGCGAATCGTTCTCGTGGATAACCAAACGGGGAGGATCTATCGGTGAACAGAACGAAAAACGAGTTGGCCGATTATGCTTGGAATCCGGTGACAGGGTGCCTGAAAGATTGTCGGTACTGCTATGCAAGGAAAAGCGCGATACGGTTTGCAAGCGATTGGCGCCGAAATTTGGCAGAGAGACCGAAAGTTCAGCAGGTGGGAGAAAAGCTCTTTGAGCTGGATACCCCTTGGAAAACGAAGAGCCAGCGCTTCCTGAACAGTCCAACGGGGTTTCTGCCCACCATGCACAAATACCGTTTCGACTGGCCGCAAAAGGTCAAAGTTGGCTCAAGCATTATGGTATGCACAGACGGCGATTTATTCGGGCCGTGGGTTCCTGAAGAATGGATTCTTCAGGTGTTTGCGGCGGCTGATGAAGCGCCCCAGCATCAGTACATTTTTCTGACGCAGTATCCGGAACGCTATAAGCAACTTGCGAATCACGAGAAGCTACCCCAAAACAAGAATTTCTGGTACGGTTCGACGGCGACGGTCAGAGAAAGCAGCGTATGGGCGAACGAACACTATAATGCGTTCGTAGCGATAGAGCCGCTCCTTGGCCCGTTTGAGGGCGATGTGACAAAAGCGTTCCAGAAGTTGAAGTGGGTCATCATCGGCGCGGAAACGGGCCGAAACGTCGGAAAGGTCATTCCGAAAGCGGAGTGGATTAAAGATATTCTTACGTCAGCGGATGCGACCGACACGCCTGTCTTCATGCGGAGCAGCATGGAAAGCGTGGTGGGTGCTGAGAATATGCGGCGCGAGAAACCACAGCCGCTTCTTCAGAGAGTTCCCAGTGACGTGCAGAAGGAGCGTCTGTGGGAGTATTGCGCGGTCTGTGGCAAGTACAGACCGATGAAAGAAATGTACGCGCTGCTCTTGCGCAGAAAACGTGGAGATAGCCCGGAGCGGGTGGCTTATATGTGCCCGGAATGCTATGAGCAGTTCAGTAGAGACAATTTTGAGAAAGGAAAAGACGATGAAGTTTGAACGAAGCGAAATTGGAGCGCTGTTCTCCAAGCTCCGAACAGCGGTGCCGGAGGTTCGCGCAGTGGGCAACGACAGCACGGGAATCCTGCTGAGTGGCCCGGATGCGTTCGCAACGAATTTGGAACTGAGCATTCGGGCAGAACTTTCCAGCCCGGTTCCGCAGGGTGTCGTTATTCCGCCGCGTGGAGTGGATTTTATCAGCGGAGCAGTAGCCCCTGAAATCAACATCAACGTGACAAAGAGCGGGTTGGTCATAGAGTCCGGCACGGCGCGGGCACGGTTGAGCACGACGCCGGCAGAGAATTACCCCACATTTGATGGTCCGGGAAAGGATGCGAAGCGCTGCGTGGTGAGAGCGAATGATTTGAGCTGGGCCATCTCAAAGGTTCTATACGCTGTGTCCAAGGAGGATCGGCATCCGGCGCACAAAGGGCTGTGCTTTTCCCACAACGGCGACGATACTTTGGAAATCTGCGCCCTGGATGGGTACAGAATGGCCATCAGCCGAATCGACTGCACCGCCGATGGCAACTTCAAGTTTGTGCTTCCGGCGGCAACGGCAAAGGCGATTGACACGCTGTGCCTTGATGGGAGCGTCAGTATTGAAAGAGACCGCAAAAAGGCCGTTTTCAGTGACAACAATTTTGAGGTAAAGTCTCGCCTGATCGCAGAACCGTTTCTGGATTATAGCAAAATTGTAGCCCAAAAGAGTGGGGGAACCAGAATCGTGCTTGACAGAAAAGAATTGCTGGGCGTTCTGGGACGCGTCAAACTTGCTCGGTCCGCAGACGCAAAGGAAAAGAGCACCTTGGTGATGGATCTGGAACCCGGCGGCACAGGTAGAGCATCGATGCGTAGCACGATTGCGCAGATGAATGAGGAATTTTCTTTCAACGGAAAGCTGGATGAGCGCCTGCGAATCGGCTTTAATCTGGAGTTCCTGAGCGAGGCATTGAAGTCGATGGAAGGAGACGAGGTCAGCGCATGGGTGGTCGGTCCTCTATCCCCCGTAAAGCTGATTGAGCCGCAGTATGAAGCGCTGGTGCTTCCTGTCAAGGTCAAGGAGGAAGCATGATGCGGGGTAGAACTTTTCGTGGGCAGTCCCCAGATGGCACTTGGCATGAAGGATTCTTGATTCGCTCTCCGGGTGTGAAGAACAGTCGCCCAGGTGAGGGCTGGTACATCAACTCCGAGCAAGAGCCGGCATACGCCCATCTCGTCAAGCCGTTTACGATCGGCATGAACACGACTCTGACGGACGGAAACGGGGCACCTGTTTTTGAGGGGGACATTTTGAAAGACGATCGATGCGGCAAAGATGTGATTTTTGCCGTAAGATACGGCGAATACATCGACTACGGCGTAGGCCATATCGGATTCTACGCAGAATTTTCGGAGAACCGAAAGGAGTTTGTCGAGCATGGTCTTGCAAGCTTGGTTCTGACCGCAAAGGTGGTTGGAAATGTAGTGGACACGCCGGAGCTGATGGGCACGAGCACTGGAAAGGAGCAGCAACATGAAGTGGATTGAGACGATTACCCCGAAACAGGCGGTTGAAGAGCTGGGAGTACCTTATCACGGCTGGATGAGGGAGATGGATCGGGCATGGATCAGCGAAGACCAGAAGTACAGCGTGATGTCTCGTTTGCTCCGCACGGAATGGGGCAAGGTCGAACACGTCACGATTACGGCGGCAGAGGGCGTTGGCCGGAGTGACGGCAGCGGGGATATCCCGTGGGCCGTCAAGATGGAAATTAAAAACGACCTGTTCGGCGAGAAGCGAGTTGCCGTCGAAGTGTTCCCAACGCAGGACCGGCTGGTGGACGTCTGCGACTGCTATCACCTCTGGGTGTTTGAGAAAGGTTTCCAGCTTCCGTTCGGCATCCACCCGCGCGATAAGAAAACGGTGACGGTCAATCACGGCAGTACCAGAGTTCGGGCCATTGACGGCGCAGGACGCGAACACAGCATCAAAGAGCTGCTGGAAGAGAATGGCGCGGCGGACGTTCCTAAACAGGCATATGCACAGGCTATGGCCGGGTATATGATGAAAAATCTTCTGGGAGGGTGATGCAAAATGTGGCTTTGGATTGTGCTGGTGGTTCTGGCGGTGATGGCTGCACTTCTGATTTATGCGGCGTGCTGCGTGGATGGTGATATAGACCGCCAGAGCGAAGCGCACCCGCCGAAACCAGAGAAAGGACGAGACGATGGCAAAGTATGAGA